CTCGCCAATTGCAAGATCAAACCCGGATTGTTTCATTACCCCAAACATTTTTTCGGTGTAAAAATCCAAGGCGGTTTGCGCCTCAATCTTGTTCCCTTCTGGGATTTCGTTGCCCGGTTGCAAACGACACCACTCGCGCTGTGGGGGGAATAAGCTGGATTGTATGCGGTTCGCAAACCGGGCAGTGCTATGAATTGCGGTCGAGTCAAACACGCGCTTCATCTTATTTTGGCCGGGCGTATCACTTTCGTAATAGCCGTCATAGAGGTTGCGCATGGGCAGGGCGTATTCATACGCCTCTTCGTAAATGCTGCGCCACTGTTCTTTGTGGGCGTTTAGTTTTTTGTAGCGCTTAAAAAGCGTTTCTGCCGGTAAACCCGCCATCACTTTTTCCCATACTTTTTGCGCATCGTTTTTTTCAACGCGGCTGACTTACTGTCCATTTTGCCTTTGAGCGGCTTTTTGGCTCCGTACATCTGTTCCAACATCCCTGTGCTTGGGGTTTCGCCGATACGTCTTCATCAGGCGCCACGCGGATTACGCCCGGCGCCGAGCTTGGTTTGCGTGACCATCCGGCCTCTCGCTTGTTCCGGGTCTATGTCCGGGGTCATCAAGCTAGCAAAGCCGCCTTGACCCCTTGACCGCCGCTTTGCCATCGCTCCAGCAACCGCACGCTTCTTCTCAGCCTCGGCTTGCGCCTCTTGCTTGGCTATCACCCGCTCGGTGTTATCTGCCGCAGACGTATCCGGCTTCGCGTCCGACATGACATTCCATTTTTTTAAAGCCCCGGTCACTCGAAAATCCTCGAATACATGGTGTAGTCTGCCCCATCCGGCCCATACCGGCGAAGCAAACCCTCGCGGGTAAAGTAACACGCTTTTGCCCACTTGTCAGCCCTTACGTTTGCAGAATGTACACAAAACTGTAAACGGCGCACAGATGCACGCTCTGCCGCAAACTCAAAAAACCGCAAAGCTCCCCGGTGAAATACCCAGCTTTTGCGGGTTAAATGCTTAGAAGGTATCATCCAAGCTTCCCAAACACCGGGCCAATAGGGGAACATTCCAAACATGCAGATAACCTGACCATCGCATAGGCCGGAATAAGCCAAGCCGTTCTTGGCATAGACATGCAAATTATCCATCTGGTCGGGATTGTGCCGGAATATATCCAGATCAAACTGGTTCATCTCAAAGCCGTGAATATGCGCTGGCGACCAATCCACAACACCATTGCGAAACCTGTCCATGCCCATAGCTTCATTCAATTCGCTAAGAGAAAACATCAAAGTCCAATACTTTGGCTTGCGTTGGCCGTCCCCGGGATACCGGGCTTTTCGTCATAATTTTATGCTCGGAACCGAGCAAACAATATCCCGCCGCATCCCCAACGTGGCTATGTTCGTTTTTATTCGGAGTGTCTCGAAACTTCTCATGTCCGGCGCCAACAGCTACGCGCTTGAAGTGATACCCGCCACCTAACGACTTCCTGACCCGGATACACTTTCGATCGACCAAAAACCCGGGCTTGCCATCGATCAGCCGCCCCATTGGTATCGCCAATGCCTCACGCCGCGTCCGAAACGCATTGGTCGCCGTAGGACGCGCCAGCAAACCATGCGTCTTCATGTGGTCAAACGCCGTGGTTTCAAATATCTGGTCACGCTGCATACCCGCCGGGTCACCCCAAATCAGCGTTTCATATCTGGGAAACCGGCTTTCCAGTTCAGATTTTAGCATAGAACAAAACCGCTCCAGCCCCATGTCAAATGTCACCAACTCATGCAAAACATGCCAACGGCCATCCTTCATTTTCTGCGCAAAAACCGCCGCCGGGGTCAAGCCAAAGTCCAATCCGATATGCACCGGCAAACCCGGATCAGGCTGCAAATCAGCGCACATCAGGTTATCGTTGTATTCCGGCCATAAAGGCTTGCCCTCTTGCACAAACGTATACTGCCCCTGCGCATAGCACTTAATCCAATCCAAGTTCTTGCCGCCCAGCAATTGCTCATAATAGCCGACCGGCAAATTACCTAAATTTTCAGCCTTGGGGTTTGTCATCCACCAGCGACCGCCCTGATGTATATACCCCTTCGCCTCGGGCATTTCGTCAGGCAATTCCTCTAAAGGAACCTCTAAAACCCCGCCCGGTTGCCGGAAAAAGTCCCAACGAAAACGACCGCCCGGCTTTTCCTTCTCAGCCAACCTGTACCAATAATGATCATCATCCATAGGGTTCGTATCCAGAATAACGCCACGCCAAGACGGCCCACCATCTGCCTTCGTCGGATAACGGCCAACCCGGTGTGTCAACCCATCAATCACCGCCTTGGGCAACTCTCGCGCCTCATTTACCCACGCCCCGGTCAACTCCAAACTCAAAAGCTTGCGCACATCTTTCGGGTCATCCAAGGCCATGAAGATAACCTCTAAATCAATGCCAGCAGCGCCATCCCGGGGCGGCAGCTTGATGTGATGCGTAATAGGGGGGCTGTACTTCACCGGCCCCCAAGTATGCTCCGGCAGCAACTCCAGCCAAGTCTTCAAAGTCGTGGTTCTCAGCATCGGATGCGTGTTGCGCACAATCGCCCACCGCGAATACTTAATCCCATCCCTCGGGCTAGGCTTTTGCTCCACGGCACGCCGGAATATCTCAGCACAACAAGCGTAGCTTTTCCCACTACCCACCGGCCCCATCAGCCCCCTCACAAACGCATCCGACTTGAAAAACCGCGCCACAGTCGGCGAAGACGAAAAGTTCAACTTCAATCCAGCTACAGGCTTAACCATTGGCCGCTGCCTTGAAGTCAGGTATAGGCTCAGGCTTAATAGTTTTATTAAATCCAGACCAATTCTCATCTACTAGCCCAGTGCGAAGAACATAATTGACCATCTCCACACGAGTATTCATAAATATCCCCTCAATATGATTGGTATAAGGCAAGGCCCGCGTATTGTTAGTGTTCTTCAAATTAAAAACGTGCATGAACGTGCTTAAAGTCATGCGGCGGCGGCTGTAACTTTGATTCGTAACCAATCCACCCGCCGTGTACTTTCTAATCAAAGCCCGCCCGATCGGTGGCAAATCCTCAATCTGCAATTCATTCATGTTCTTGTAGAAATCAAAGGCATATTTTCTGTCGCCCTCGACCAAAGCGGTCATAACGGCACACGCGCGTACTATAGCACTGCACAAACCCCGCTGCCGTTTAGGCGCAATATTCAACAACTCTTCAGCCAAATGATGTATTTCGCTGCCCCAAATCCACTCATATTCAACCGGCGCAAGCCGATTGTTTATATTGTGAAGCATCGCCACAATAAACGAACAAATTGCACCTACGTCATTTGAAACCCCATACATATCCGCAACAGTGCGCTTCGCACCTTGGTCTAGCACTTGGTAAACCTTGGAGTCGTTTGTCACCGAACATTGAACCGAAATATCCACACCAGACATCACACACGCAGCCAATCTATGCTGGCCGTCATGCAAGTAACCCTCAGTGTCAAACAACAAACCCTGATGCGTCATCTCGAACTGACCACTGCGTATCATCCGAGTAAATTCTGCCACTCGCGCTCCACGCAATTTGCGCTGACCCGGCCACACTTTCGTCAAAATATCACGCGCAATAGACGGCGTAATCACAAACACCATCGCCCCAGAGTTAGGCGCCATGCCCCTAATCTCCCGTAATGTACAGCGGTCAAAATTGTTCAGAACTGTTCTAATCTCTTCACTCATCTTTTGTCCCTTCCTTGGTTTCAGTCTTCCCCGGTTCCTCCGGCATCACCATCTCAATCGACACAACACTCGGCTTGTCCACTTCCTTCTCAACGTCCAACAATCCCGCCGCCTTCGCCAACATCTGACCCAACCTCACACGGTCAATCATCTCAACCTCAACAACATCACCAAAACGCCCCGGCGTAACCTTTATCTTTTTTATCGCACGCAACGCATTGTCAGGAATATCATCCACATCACGCAAACGAACCGTCTGACCACCCTCATCACCAGAAACAATGTCCACAACATCCGTCACCTTCGACGCATACATCCCCATCAAATCCAATGCGATGTCATCCCGGGCATCGTAAATTATCTTAGAACCACGCAACCGCTTGGTCACACGGCCCATCGCAAAATCAGGGCGGGGAACCCTACGACCCCCCGCACCCTTCTTGCCACCATCAGAACGGGATTTGGTCATCTAACCCCCCAGCACCCGAACCAACTTGCTGAGAAGATGAACCATCAGACTTCTTCCACGGATCAGAACCACCACCAGACACACCGTCCCGAGGCTTCTCCTCAAACAAACGCAGCCAAATGTCACCATCACGATTAGGCAACGGCAATACATCAATCTTCAAACTCCACTTACCCTCCTTCTCAAAAGCCTTACCAATCCTCAACCAAACAGGCTTCTCTCGTCCAGAAACCTCCTTCGCTTGCATTACATCCATTCTCATCAAAAACTCCTTCCAAGTTTTTTCCCAAAATATTTTTGTGTGAACCCCCCTATACGCGACAGGGGGCGGGGGGGCATAAGGTCGCTTTTTTTGCACGCGGATCGGCGCCCTGCGTACACCACACATGCGGCGCGTACATTCTGGCATCGAACGTCTGGTGATTGTACACTCACGGCGCAAGCGACCTGATTACTGACCCCATGACTTGCTTGGTATCCTTCTTAGCATTTCCTTTCTTCTTGTTTCTATGACGTATGACAAAGTATTGCAGCGAGTGTGGCGGCTTGCTGTTCTTGCCAGCGAACCACTTGACCACCCCGGTCGCCATCTCTTCGAATGTGTCCTCGTCGTACCCGAGGTCGATCAGGTCACCGGCGATGCGCTCTTGCTCGACCGTCCACTGCCACCTCAGTCCCGAGTGTGTCATGTGTATATCACTGTACATTCTGCACAGACTTCTACAATTCTCTTCGCTATTTCTTACTGTTCTACTGTTGTTGTTATTTACAAGCCCCACCTTGTATCTCTGCACAAGCTGCACCTTGTATGAGTTGTCATTGTTACAAGCTGCACCTTGTACGTCATCAGAGTTATCCACAGGTACTTGTACAGGTGTTTGTACACTTTTGGTGAGTTGTCCTTTGGCTCCCCGGTTGGCTTTATCGATGGTATTTTGTGCGTCTTGGTATTCTTGTTCTGGTGTTTTGGGTGGTTCTGGTGCGTACTTGATGGCTTCTTCTAGTGAGTATCTGGGTTCGTATATAACGCGCCACGTTGCGCCTTTTCTTCCTTTTGTGCGCAGTGGGTTTTGTGTTCTTATCTTTTGCATGTATCCCCATTGGCACAGTTTGTTCATTGCTTGTGACACGGCTTGTTGTGATACGCCGAGCATGTTTGCGAATGTTTGTTGGTTGACCCAGAGTGTTGACCCTTTCTGTGCATTTGAGTGTGCGCAGCACAGCGACAGGATTAGGAAAGTTTTGGGGTATTTGTGCATTCTGGTATCGCCGTATGCTCTGCCGGGGATGATGATGTATGGTGCTGGCGCTTGCATGTGGCCGTGGCCGTCTGGTGCATCTCTGAGGACGCAAGGTGAGAGGTCTGACTTTTCCATTACAGTTCCTCTACGGCATCTATCTTTGCGGCAATTTTTCTTAGCTCGTCGCCCATGCCTTTTGTGATGTGTCCGGTGAAGAGCGGTCGCCTGTCTTTTGCTTGGAGCGCGTCCCCGGCTATGAGTGCGAAGGTCTTTCCATATTCTGGGTGCGTGGATACTTCGATTGTGATGTGTCCGAACTGGAAAGCTTCACGCTTGTATGTTTTGGGGTCGGGGTGGCGGCGCTTTGCTTTGAGGGAATGGCTACTCATTGGTCAGCCCTTCTGGCCGTGCCTTTGGTCTGACTGATTTGCTGGGGATGTCTGTGCGGTCACATCGTGCCAAGGTTTCGGTGAAGTATTCATGGATCGGGTCATAGACCGGGGCCATTGCTTCGCTGCACGCCTCTAAGCTTGGGTAGAGTATTTTGCTTTGAAGGTCTTCGCCATTGACTTGGTATTGAAGGACAAGAACTGTGAAAAACTCAAGCATCTGGGTCATCCTCCTCGGGCAGGGTTCCTTGTCCTTCGCACAGTTCACATTCGACCTCTTCGCCGATCGGCTCCAGACCCCGGTCAAAGCAGTGATATGTGATGGCTTCCAGCTTGCCGGACCCGAGGCAGTCGGGACATTTGGTCATAGCTCTGCCTCGCACTGCTTGATGGTTTCGCCTATCCTTTGAGCAATCCCAGGGACTATCGCGTTGCCTAATCCTTTGAGCCTTGCGGCGCGTCCTTTTGTTGAGCCGGTGGTTCTGGGGATGTCTGGGGGTTCGTCCATCCACTTGGGTAGCCCATCAACCATTCCACCCAATCGGGATTGAGATGGGCGCTGTGTTGGTTTTCCCTGACGGCTTCGCACAGATTGCTGCGATAGGTTTCGCTGCCCATGAACCTGTTTTTCGGAGCGCCTTTGTAGTCTGATGCTGCTGGTGTCGGCCACATGCTCACCGCCGTTGCCAGCGGGTTTCCCGAGTGCATTCCCCTCGGATTGTTTTTGTCCTTTGACGCGCCGCCGGTGCTTGCCGTTGGTGTCGGCCACATCTTTTG